TTTTCAAATATTTTCTGCTTTACCTCTTGACAAGTCATTATGCCTTGCGTATAATAGCGTTAGCAAGGCTGCTAACAAGCGTACAAGCATCCGTGCTAATTCGATTCACCGTTGTGATGAGAAGTTGCCCGCAAGTATGATAACAGTGCCGCAAATAGGCTGAATGAATCAAGATAGGGCTTATAATGTAAAGTAGAAAAGGTGAACGACATGAACACACAGTACCAGAATTTTGGAGAGTTCCTTCAAAGGAAACGCACAGAGAAACAAATCACGCTCCGCAAAATGGCGGAAATGATAGGGATCACTGCGCCCTATCTGACCGACATCGAGAAGGACCGCCGCAATCCTCCCGAAATGGAGAAGCTGGAGTTGATTTCCCAAATTCTCATGCTGAACGACGAGGATAAGACTACGATGTACGATCTGGCCGGCAAGAAGAGAAACTCTGTTGCCCCAGACCTGCCTGACTATATCATGGAACACGACTATGTGTCCGCTGCGCTTCGCACGGCACGTGACCTTGATGCAAGCGAGGCTGACTGGTTGAAGTTCGTCGAGGAGCTCCGGCAGCGAAAGGGGTAATTTATAAAGATGTACACTCCCTCTCTTCGAGTGAAGAACAACGGCGTACCGATTTTGAGCAAAGCCGAGATCGATGCCATCGGAGAGCGTTTCGTACAGGACTTTCAGCCGGAAGTCCTCACGAACCCCTCTCCCGTGGACATCGAGGGCTTTATCGAATTCTATCTCGGAATGACGCCGGATTATCAATATCTGTCCCATAATGGCGTGTACCTTGGGATGACTGTATTTAACGACACCAATAAGGTGCCGGTTTTTGACCCTGCCACAAATCGGGCGGAGTACATCAGTGCCAAGGCCCGTACCGTCATCATCGACAACCGCCTTCTGGATGAGAGCCAACGGCATCGTTACCGCTTTACGCTCGGACATGAGGGTGGGCATGACATCTTCCATTCCGGCTATTTCTCGTATAACCCCGACCAGGTATCCATTTTTGACGATGAGCTCATCGCCCCCATGATACAGTGCCGGGTCGACAATGGCATGACAAATAAATCGGACACTCGCAAATGGGACGACCATGACTGGATGGAATGGCAGGCCAACCATCTGTCCGCTGCCGTTTTGATGCCGAAGTGTTCGGTGGATCTGCTGGCACGATCCTGCAAGGACAAGCTCAAAACTCCTACATTCCGTGCGATACTGATCGCTAAAATGTCTGACTGATTCGATGTTTCCATCCAGGCGGCGACAAACAGGCTCAAAGACCTCGGTTACATCAAAACCAACGATACGACCGATTATTCCTACGCTTCTGCCATCATGGATTTTGCAGGCGTGGTCGGTTCTTGAGCGTCCATATCGAAAACTACAGCGGGTTTTACCGCCCGCTGTGTTTTTTTACAGCAAGCGTTAGCAAGTTTGCTAACAAGGTAACATTAAGGAGGTGGTGCCTATGACTACTGCAAGAAAGGAGGACCCCGATGGTAGCGTACCGAGATTGTAAAGGACATCTCGTCTGCATGGCGGATGCCCAGACAGGGATCGTTGAGATCCAGCACAAAGACCGTGCTGTAAGAATGACCGTGCCTGTGGGCGACAGCTTCACAGTAACACTGCGAGATACCGAAACGGTTATGACGCGAATCAGCACAAGGGCTTTTCATGTAAAAAGCCATCCCCGTGCTGCGTAAGCACAAAAGAGAATAACAAGTCCGCAGAGCTGCAAGACGGCCAGGATTTAGCCTCCCCTTTATGGGGCGCGCTATGTCCCGGCCGTCTTTTGTTTTTCCCATAAACCCAAAAAACCTTATATACCCCTTGGGGCAAGTAGCCCCACCAAATTTAATCTCAAAGCCTTGAGATGCGCATTAGAGGCGGCGGGATACATAGAGAACCGAAAACCCCACCAAGGTTTTTTTGAACTCGATGTACCCACCGTGCTTTGCCATGCCTTCTTGTAGGTTCTGTCTGCCGGTGTTGTCCATCGTGACCACCGGCTCTTTTTGTGTTCCGACCGCTCAGTGCCGTCTCAAGCGGAAAGGACACATTATGAAAATCAAATACGCATTCTTGGACGGAACAGTGACGGAGGTCGAGGTTTCTGACGAAATCGGTGCCGTCATCATCGACAGCCGTAAGGCGGAGCACGCGCAGGACGAGCGTCATCGCTACCATTGCTACTCCTACGATGCCATCGACTACGAGGGCGAGGAGTACGGTGCTTGCGACGAATATGCCGTAGAGGATGATTCGGCAGAACAGACCGCTCGTATCCGAGAAGCCTTCTCGCATTTGACTGCCACCCAGCAGCGCCGGCTTCGACTGTACGCAAACGGCAAGACCCTGCGGGAAATCGCTGCCATCGAAGAGGCCAGCTTTCAGTCTGTTTCCGAGTCCATCGAAGCGGGCAGAAAAAAGTTTTTGAAATTTTTCCGCCAGACACCCTGACAAATCCCCGATTTTTCTGGGTACACCGGAAGGCAACAAAATACAAGCCCTCCGGAAAGGACGGTAACCCCGTATGAGACACAACTTGAATATCCGTGTTTCAGACAAGCCCAGAAACGGCGGCGTAGTTGCTTGCAGAACGGTCAGCATCCGCGAGAAACTCTTCACCCTGCTTCTGGGTCCCAAGCAGAAGGTCATGGTCGTGGTTCCCGGCAACTCGGTCGAGTCCATTGCCATCACAGAAGTTCCGATGGGAGGTGGTGTACATGAGTAAGGTCAAGCTCCTGCTCGATGTGGTCGAGGATCTTCGCTCACTGGCGGACAGCGTTCAGGCTGTGGCAGATGCCATGCTGCAGAATGAGCCGACTGTCGATGCAGAGGCGAAGACGCCTGCACCCGCTCCCAAGAAGAAACTGACGCTGGAAGAAGTCCGAGCAGTCCTCGGTGAAAAGAGCCGAGCCGGATTCACGGCCGAGATCCAGGCGCTCCTCAAAAAGTACGGCGCTCCGAAGCTCTCCGGCATCGACCCCAAGCACTATGAGGCGCTGCTCAAAGATGTGGAGGTGCTGAAGGATGCCACCTAATCGTCACGCAGTCCTCTCGGCATCTTCCTCCCACCGCTGGCTTCACTGCAATCCCTCCGCTCGATTGGAATTAGAGTTTGAGGACAGAGAAACGGAAGCCGCAGCCGAAGGCACCGCCGCTCATGCGCTGGCGGAACACAAGCTCCGCAAGGCGCTGAAGATGCGCTCCACCCGCCCGGTCAGCAAGTACGACTCCGACGAAATGGAGATGTACACGGACGGCTACCTGGAATTCGTTCTGGAAGCCATCGAGGAAGCCCGACAGGACTGCCCGGACCCCAAGGTGCTCATTGAACAGCGGCTGGACTTCTCCTGCTATGTGCCGGATGGCTTCGGCACCGGCGACTGCCTTATCGTGGCGGACAAGCTCCTCCACATTATCGATCTGAAGTACGGCCAGGGCGTGTTGGTGAATGCCGAAGAGAATCCTCAGATGATGTTGTATGCGCTCGGCGCACTCCGCATCTTCGATTGTCTCTACGACATCGAGACGGTTTCCATGACCATCTACCAGCCCCGCCGGGAGAATGTCAGCACATGGGTCATTTCCGTTGCCGAGCTTCGGGATTGGGCGGAAAAGACGCTGAAGCCCAAGGCCGAGCTTGCCTTCAAAGGCGAAGGTGAATACTGCCCCGGAAGCTGGTGCCAATTCTGCAAGGCGGCGGTCAAGTGCCGAGCCAGAGCCGATGCCAAGCTCCAACTTGCCAAATACGAGTTTGCCCAGCCGCCTCTGCTTTCCGATGCGGAGATTGGCGACATTCTCAGCAAGCTGGAGGACCTTACCAAATGGGCAAATGAGCTCATGGCCTACGCCCAGGACGCAGCGGTCAACCACGGAAAACAGTGGCCCGGCTACAAGCTGGTGGAGAGCCGCACCAATCGCAAGTACACCGATGAGGATGCCGTTGTCGCTGCTGCCCGTGCGGCCGGGTATACCGACATTTTCAAGAAGTCCCTCATTCCCATCACTGAGATGGAGAAGCTCATGGGCAAAAAGACCTTTGCCGAGGTGCTCGGCAGTCTGGTCATCAAGCCCAAAGGAAAGCCGACGCTCGTTCCCGCATCCGACCGGCGTCCGGCTATTACGACCACGGGTGCAAAACAAGACTTTACCGACTATAAAGGAGAACTGTAATTATGGCTAACAAGATGAATTCGACCAAAGTTGTGACCGGCGTTGTCCGCCTGTCCTACGCAAACGTGTGGGAGCCTGCCTCCATCAACGGTAGCAACCCCAAGTATTCCGTGTCCCTCATTATTCCGAAATCCGATAAGCAGACCCTCGACGCTATCAACGCAGCCGTGGACGCTGCCATCAAGGAAGGCGTCGCCAAGTTCGGCGGGAAGATTCCCAATAAGGCGGCTCTGAAGCTCCCGCTCCGTGACGGCGATACCGAGCGTGACGATGAAGCCTACAAGAACAGCTTCTTCGTGAACGCCAACAGCACTACCGCCCCTCAGATCGTGGACCGCAGCGTTCAGCCGATCCTTGACCGCTCCGAGGTGTATTCCGGCTGCTACGCCAGAGTGTCCGTCAACTTCTACGCCTTCAATTCCAACGGTAACCGCGGCATCGCCTGTGGTCTTGGCAACATCCAGAAGGTTCGTGACGGTGAGCCTCTCGGCGGCAAGTCCTCTGCGGCTGACGATTTCGCCACCGACCTGGACGATGATTTCCTGTCCTGAGAAAGGAGTGCAACACAATGGAACTGATTCAGAACATCCTGGTAACCGCCCTCCTTGGCATCTGGGCCTGCCTCAGCATCGGCTTCTTCGTTTGGTTGGTGCAGGGCATCAGCAATGACCACAAGCGTGAAAAGCGCGAGAAGGAACAGGCTTCCCGTGACCTGGAATACCACGAGAAGCGCATGAAGGAATTGAAATAACCCCAGACGGCTCTGTGGGTGGCAGAAATTGACCTCTGCCACCCGTATTCCGTAGGAAGGAATGCGTATGAAAACACTTAGCATCGATATTGAGACCTTCTCCTCCGAGAACCTCACCAAATGCGGCGTGTACCGCTATGCCGAAGCCCCGGATTTCGAGGTACTGCTTTTCGGCTACTCAGCAGACGGTGCTCCGGTGAAGGTCGTGGATCTGGCTGCCGGAGAAACGATTCCTGCCGATGTCCGCTCTGCGCTGACCGACCCTGCCGTGACCAAATGGGCATTCAATGCACAATTCGAGCGCGTGTGTCTGTCCCGCTATCTTGGATACCCAACCGGACAATATCTCGACCCGTCCTCCTGGCACTGCACGATGGTCTGGGCGGCGACCCTGGGACTGCCGCTTTCGCTGGAAGGCGTCGGTGCCGTGCTGGGCCTCGAAAAGCAGAAACTCAAAGAAGGCAAAGACCTCATTCGGTTTTTCTGCACCCCGGCAAAAACAAGAGAGGGCTCGCTTATTCGACATTATCCGACAGATGCGCCGGAGAAATGGTCGCTGTTCAAAGCCTACAACCTCCGGGATGTAGAAACGGAAATGTCCATTCAGCAGAAGCTCTCCAAGTTCCCGGTCACGGAATCCGAGTGGCGCAACTACACCCTCGATCAGCAGATCAACGACCGGGGCATCATGCTCGACCGCACCCTCGTCACCCAGGCGATTCGCTGCGATGAACGCTTCAAGCGGACGCACATGGAGCAGGCCCGCTCGGTGACCGGCTTGGATAACCCCAACAGTCCGGTGCAGCTCAAAGCATGGCTTGCCGAGAAAGGCGTGGCGGCGGATTCACTCTCCAAGGCCGCCGTGGCAGATATGCTCGAAAAGGCGGACGGCGAGGTGGAGCTTGCCCTCTCCCTTCGACAGGAACTTGCAAAAAGCAGCGTCAAGAAATACACCGCCATGCAGACGGTGGTCGGTTCGGATGATCGAGCCAGAGGGCTGATCCAGTTTTACGGTGCCAACCGCACCGGACGCTATGCCGGTCGGCTCATCCAGGTGCAGAACCTGCCGCAGAACCATCTGCCGGATCTGGACACCGCACGGGCACTGGTCCGCAGTGGCAATACGGACGCCGTGGAAATGCTCTATGACTCCGTACCGCTGGTACTGTCCGAGCTTATCCGCACCGCCTTTGTGCCGAAACCCGGCTGCCGTTTTTATGTGGCAGACTTCTCCGCCATCGAGGCGAGAGTCATCGCGTGGATCGCCGGAGAGCATTGGCGGCAGGATGTTTTTGCAAACGGTGGCGACATTTACTGCGCTTCCGCTTCGCAGATGTTCCATGTCCCCGTGGAAAAGCACGGTGTGAACGGGCATCTGCGGCAGAAAGGCAAAATTGCCGAGCTGGCTCTTGGCTACGGTGGCTCCGTGGGTGCGCTGAAAGCAATGGGCGCACTGAACTACGGCTTACAGGAAGAAGAACTGAAACCGCTGGTGGATGCTTGGCGTCTGTCCAATCCCCACATCACAAAGTTCTGGTGGGATGTGGACAAAGCAGCTTCCACCTGCGTCCGAGAGCGAACTGCCACAGAAACACACGGCATTCGCTTCTATTATCAGAGCGGCATGATGTTCGTTGTGCTGCCTTCCGGCAGACGGCTGGTGTATGTGAAGCCGAAAATGGGTCTGAACCGCTTCGGCAATGAGTCCGTGACCTATGAAGGTGTCGGCGAACAGAAAAAGTGGCTGCGGCTGGAAAGCTACGGACCCAAGTTCGTGGAGAACATCGTCCAGGCAACGGCAAGGGACATTCTTGCGGAAGCTATGCTCCGACTGAATGCTGCCGGGTACCGCATCGTCATGCACGTCCACGATGAAGCGGTCATCGAAGCACCGCCGGATACTTCTTTGGAGAATATCTGCTCCGTCATGGGGCAAACGCCCACTTGGGCATCGGGGCTTCTGCTCCGGGCAGACGGCTATGTCTGCGATTTTTATAAGAAAGACTGAGGTGACCCAAATGGGAGTCAATAAATTTAATTGCGAGGGGTATTACGATCCCACTGCCTACGAGGCACTGACGAAGATCGAGCAGGAAGCCAAGGCACTTCGAGCCTTCCGTCCTGTGGTGTATATATGCTCTCCGCTGGCTGGGGGTATGTTGAAGAACCAGGAGAACGCCCGTACTTACTGCCGCTTCGCCGTGGAAGCTGGGTGCGTACCCATCGCACCGCACATCTATTTCACCCAATTCATGAATGACAATGACCGCAGGGAGCGTGACTTGGCACTGTTCATGGACATCGTCCTACTCTCCAAATGCGCCGAGCTGTGGGTGTTCGGAGAGAAAATCACCAGCGGCATGAGCATCGAGATCGAGAAAGCAAAACGAAAAGGTCAGCTTATCCGTTACTTTACCGAAAACTGTGAGGAGGTACACAGATGAAGATCGCAGTCGGCAATAGCCGCATGGATAAAAAGTGGAAGAACCAGGACATCTCCTGGGCGGATCTCTGCGCCCGCTGCGGCAGCACCATCCGCACCACCGAAACGGTCGAAGAATACCGCAAGCTGAAAAAGGGTCAGCAGGATGGCATCAAGGATGTGGGCGGTTTTGTCGGAGGGCATCTCCGGGAAGGTCGCCGCAAAAATGGCATGGTGCTGTGCCGCTCTCTGCTTACCTTGGATATGGATTACGGTACCCCGGATATCTGGGATGAAATTACGCTGTTCCACGATTTCAAGTGCTGCGTCTATTCCACCCATAAACACACGCCGGAGCATCCCCGCCTTCGCCTGCTCATTCCGCTGAAACGGGAGATCAGCGAGGAGGAATATCCGGCAGTCGCCCGCATGGTGGCAAATGAGATCGGTATCGACCTCTTTGACGATACCACTTACGAGGCATCCCGGCTCATGTACTGGCCTTCCACCTCCTCTAACGGCGAGTTTTTCTACAAGGTGCAGGACGGCGCAGAGCTTGACCCAGATGAATACCTTTCCCGTTACGATGATTGGCACGATGCCTCCACCTGGCCGGTTTCCAGCCGCCAGTCCGAGGTGGTGCAGCACAGCATCGCCCAGCAAGCTGACCCGCTGACAAAGCCGGGTGTGGTGGGTGCTTTCTGCCGTGCCTATACCGTGGAGGAAGCCATCGATACCTTTCTCTCGGAAGTGTATGCGCCGTCTGCGATGAACGGCCGTTACGACTATATCCCCGCCGATTCGTCTGCCGGTGTCATCGTCTACGACGGCAAGTTCGCATACAGCCACCATGCCACAGATCCGGTCTGCGGTCGGCTGCTGAATGCTTTTGACCTGGTGCGCCTGCACCGTTTCCGTGACCTCGACGATAAGTGCGCCCCGGATACCGCACCCAGCAAGCTGCCGTCCTTCCAGGCAATGTCGGATTTTGCCCTCAAGGACGAGAAAGTCAAAGCGGTCTTTGCCGAGGAGCGCAAAGCCCAGGCAAGCGAAGAATTCTCCGACGAGGACTGGCAGAAAGCCTTGGAGCTGGACAAGGCCGGCAAGGTAAAAAACACGCTGCAGAACCTCACCGTAATCCTCATGAACGACCCGCTTCTGAAACCGCTGGTGTTCAATCAGCTTCTGGACGGCATGGAGATCAAGGGCGATGTGCCTTGGCGGCACCCCTCGAAATTCTGGCGGGATGCGGATGATGCCCAGCTTATCAGCTATGTGGATTCCCACTACGGCACCTTTTCTGCAAGAAACTATGACATCGCCGTGGCGAAGGTCACGGACGACCGCTCCTACCATCCCATTCGGGAGTTCATTGAAAATCTGCCGGAGTGGGACAAGGTTCCCCGTGTGGACACGCTGCTCATCGACTACCTCGGTGCCGACGACAACGAATATGTCCGTGCCGTCACCCGGAAAACGCTCTGCGCCGCCATCAAGCGTGTGCTGTATCCCGGCTGCAAATTTGACTCCATGCTGGTGCTGAACGGTCCCCAGGGTGTCGGTAAAAGCACCCTTATCGCCAAGCTGGCCGGAGAGTGGTTTTCGGACAGTCTGAACCTGGGCGACACCAAGGATAAGACCGCTGCAGAGAAATTGCAGGGGTACTGGATCTTGGAGATCGGCGAACTGGCAGGTCTAAAGAAGGCCGAGGTGGAAACGCTGCGTTCCTTCCTCTCCCGTCAGAACGACATTTACCGTGCGGCATTCGGCAAACGGGCGACGCCGCATCTGCGCCAGTGCGTGTTCTTCGGCACCACCAACGCCGAGTCCGGCTATCTGCGGGACACCACCGGAAACCGCCGCTTCTGGCCGGTCAAGACGCCTGGTACGGGCATCAAGCACTCCTGGGATCTGACCCCGGAGCTGATCTGCCAGATCTGGGCGGAAACGCTGGTGTATGTGAAGCAGGGCGAGAAGCTCTATCTGAGTGCCGAGTTGGAAGCACTGTCCAAGGCTGAACAGCGGGAGGCGATGGAGTCCGACGAGCGTGAAGGGCTTGTCCGGCTGTATCTCGACACGCTGCTCCCGGAGGATTGGGACGGCATGGACATCTTCGAGCGCCGCAACTTCCTCACAGGCAGCGACTTCGGCGATTCCCAAAAGCACCGTACAGTCAAGCGCACCCAGGTGTCCAACATGGAGATTTGGTGCGAGTGCTTCGGCAAGGAACGTGCCAATATCCGCAGAACGGACAGCAACGAGCTGACCGCCATCCTTGCCCGTCTTGGCTGGAAGCGGCTGGACAGCAAGGTGCGTATCCCGCTTTACGGTCCGCAGTATGTCTTTGTTCCCAAGGAGTGTTCCTAATGAAAATGACTGTACCCGACATCCTTCGGAACAGGTTCCGGGGAGAAGCATATCCGCTCGGCACATTTATGGGAACACCCCATGGGAACGGCGGCGGCCCCATAAGTACCAAAGAAAACAGGCGGTCTTGTTCCTGTGTTCCTAACCTTTCTTATATATCGAAAAAAGAAGGAATAAAGAGCAACAAGCACGCAATACCCGCATTTGCGCGTGTAAAGGACTTTTCGGGTTTTGAGAACGCAGGAGGTCATTATGCGAGAGAAAACGATAGAAGCAAAGCTGGTGCAGGCTGTACGCACAAAAGGCGGTCTTGCACCGAAGTTTACAAGCCCCGGCCTTGATGGAGCGCCTGACCGTCTGGTACTCCTGCCCGGCGGCAGAATCGCCTTCATTGAGTTGAAAGCACCGGGCAAAACACTCCGCCCTCTGCAAGTAAGGCGAAAAAGGCAGTTGGAGGCACTCGGCTTTTCGGTGTACTGCATTGACGGAGTAGAACAGATTGGAGGGATACTCAGTGAAATACAAGGCGCATGACTACCAGGCGTATGCCACGAACTTCATCCTGGAGCATTCAATCTCCGCTGTATTCCTCGACATGGGTCTTGGTAAGAGCATCATCACGCTTTCCGCCATCTTCGACCTTTGCCTCGACAGTTTTCTGGTTCGCAAGGTGCTGGTCATCGCTCCGCTGCGTGTCGCCAGAGATACATGGCCTGCGGAAATCCACAAGTGGGATCATCTGCATGGGCTGACCTACTCGGTGGCTGTCGGTACAGAAGCAGAGCGCAAGGCGGCACTCCGGCAGCGGGTCAGCGTGTACATCATCAACCGGGAGAATGTCCAGTGGCTCATTGAGGAGAGCGGCATCCCTTTCGACTACGACATGGTGGTCATCGATGAGCTGTCCTCCTTCAAGAGCTATCAGGCAAAGCGGTTCAGAACTCTTCTGAAAGTCCGTCCCGGCATCAAGCGCATCGTGGGCCTGACCGGCACGGCAAGCAGCAACGGTCTTATGGATCTGTGGGCGGAGTTTCGCATCCTCGATATGGGCAAGCGGCTCGGTCGGTTCATCACCCATTACCGCAACACCTTCTTCCGCCCGGACAAGCGCAACGGACAGGTGGTGTTCAGCTACAAGCCGCTGCCCGGTGCGGAGGAACAGATCTACGATGCCATCTCCGACATCACCATCTCCATGAAAGCCGTCGACCATTTGGATATGCCGGAGTGCGTTCATAATGACGCCATTGTGACGTTATCCGAAACAGAGCGCAAAGCCTACGATGCCATGAAACAAGACCTGGTTATCTCGCTGAAAGGCGAAGAAATCGATGCCGGGAACGCCGCAGCACTTGCGAATAAGCTCTCCCAGATGGCAAACGGAGCAGTCTACGGAGAGGACAAGCGTGTGTTTCAGATACACGACCGCAAGCTGGATATGCTGGAGGATCTCATCGAAGCCGCAAATGGGAAACCCGTCCTTGTGGCGTACTGGTTCAAGCACGACCTGGAGCGCATCTCCGAACGGCTGCACAAACGGCACATCCCATTCAGCCTGCTGGACGATTCCGACAGCATCCGCAGATGGAACAGCGGTGAGCTTCCTGTAGCACTCATCCATCCGGCGTCAGCCGGTCATGGGCTGAACCTGCAGGCAGGCGGCTCGACCCTCATCTGGTTTGGGCTGACCTGGTCGCTGGAGCTTTACCAGCAGACCAACGCCCGACTGTGGCGACAGGGGCAGACCGCCGATACCGTGGTCATTCACCACATTATTGCCAAAGACACCATCGACGAGCGCATCATGACTGCGCTCCGTAAAAAAGAAAAGACCCAGACCGCACTCATCGATGCGGTCAAGGCCAACTTGGAGGGATGAGAATGGAAACCTGTTATACGAACCTCGCAAACGCTATTATTCTGGCGGCAGCGAAAGACCATCGCCGTGCGCTGCGCCGTTTGAAGAAATACCCCTGGGACAAAGATGCCGAATCCGTCAGAAAGGATTGTGAGCGGTTCTTCCGCTCCGGCTGGTTTCAGACGCTAACTTCTCTGGACGGTGAGGTGCTGATCGAAAAACTACACCGGGAGGTGTACGGCGTATGACGGCAAAGGAATATCTCAGTCAGGCATACCGCCTCGACCAGCGTATCGATTCCAACATTGCGGAGATCACCCGCTTGCGGGAAATGGCCTGCGGTATCTCCTCTCCGTCCTGGGAGGAGAAAGTGCAGACCTCTCGCAACACGGATGCTCCATTCGTGCGGTGCCTGGAAAAGATCATGGATCTTGAAAAAGTGGTCAACAGTGAGATTGACACCCTCGTTGACTTGAAACGGCAGATCCGCACGACTGTGGACACCGTTGCCAATGTCAACGAGCGCATGGTTCTCCGCTACCGCTACATCCACAACATGACCTGGGAGCAGATTGGCGGAGAACTGAACGCAGACGAAAGCACCATCCGCAGATGGCACAAGGCGGCGCTTTCGGCGGTAATTGTACCCGATGACCCGATTCGGATCTGAAAGGCGCCGGAAATACCCGCCTTTGTCGGTAGATGCCCACCTCGCCATTATGCTATGATATAATCAGCGAAAAAGAATCGAGGACAGCCTCATGAGAGCAATCCCGTGGGGCTTTTCTTATGCCCGAAGGAGGTGAAACGATGCCGAAGAAACCGTTGCGACCCTGCTCTCATCCCGGCTGCCCCAACCTCTGTGAAGGACAGTTTTGTGAACAGCACCGTGTGGAGGAACGCCGCAGGTACGACAAATACGAGCGCAGCGCAGATGTCAACCGCAAGTACGGCAGAGCGTGGAAACGCATTCGTGACCGCTATGCGGCAGAGCATCCACTCTGTGAGATGTGTCTTAAGGAAGGTCGGCTGACACCGGTACAGGAAGTTCACCATATCCTGCCTGTTTCCAAAGGCGGCACTCACGCAAGGGACAACCTCATGAGTCTCTGTCAGTCCTGCCACACCAAGATCCACCACGACCTCGGCGACCGGTAGGGGGATGAAAATCTTCGGGACCTTTTCGGTCGGGCAACGGCCCGGGGTCACGTGTGCGAAAAAGGCAAAATCAAAAGGGTAATTAAGGGAGGTGAACTCGGATGCCCACAAAATCGAATAACACAGGCGGGCGCGGTGGTGCAAGACCCGGTGCGGGAAGGAAAAAAACCGCAGTCAAGGAGAAAGCCGAAAACGGGAATCCCGGCGGCAGAAAACTTGAAGTGCTGGATATTCCCGAAGTCGAGGGTGTTGCTATGCCGAAGCCCCATGATTTTCTTTCCGCCGAGCAGCGCGACGGCAGCGTCCTGCAGGCACAGGAGATCTACACGGAAACCTGGCAATGGCTCAAAGGTATCGGCTGCGCCGCAAAGGTGTCGCCGCAGCTTTTGGAGCGCTACGCCATGTGTTCCGCCCGTTGGGTGCAGTGCGAGGAAATGACCAACCGCATGGGTTTCCTCTCCAAGCACCCCACCACAGGAAAGCCGATCCCGTCTCCGTTTATCAACATCGGCATCAACTACATGAACCAGGCGGTTCGGCTCTGGAATGAGATTTTCCAGATCGTGAAAGAAAACTGCAGCACGGAATACGGCGAGTCAACGCCGCAGGACGACCTTATGGAACGCCTGCTCCGTGCAAGAAAGGGGTAACACCATGTTTGAAAAAGTAAATCCCTGCCACCCGGATAAGGTGGCAGACAGAATTGCCGGTGCGCTCGTTGACCTGGCATACAAGAAAGCAGAAAATCCCCGCATCGCCGTGGAAGTGCTCATCGGTCACGGCGTGTGCTACATCATTGCGGAGGCTTCGGTGAGTATTCCGATAGAGGAAATCACCGCCGCCGTTCACCGCATTGCTGGAAACCTCGCTGTGGACTATGTGGAAGTGCCGCAGGACGGTCACCTTGCCGATAACCAGGCAGACGGCGTCCGCTGCGGTGACAACGGCATCTTCAAAGGAATGCCCGTGACCGAGGAGCAGAAAAAGCTCTCGCAGATCGCACGGGACATTTTCGCCGTGTATCCCTATGATGGGAAGTACATTCTGGACGGTGACCGGCTCATTCTTTGTCAGAGCAATGCCGAGACACAGCATCTGCGCGAGATTTATCCCGATGCGGAGATCAACCCGCTCGGCGACTGGACGGGTGGCACCGATGTGGACACCGGCGCAACCAACCGCAAGCTCGGCTCGGATATGGCTGACTCGGTGACCGGCGGCGGTCTGCACGGCAAAGATCTGTCCAAGGCAGATGTGTCCGTGAATATCTACGCTTTCCTTAAAGCCCAGGAGATCGGTGAACCTGTGACGCTCTGCTGTGCCATCGGTGATGATACCGTGGACGGCAGACCGTATGAGAAAATCGTGGAGATTGCTCGAAACTACATCCGCTCGGTCGGCGGCTTCGAGCAGTTTGCGGAATGGGGGCTGGTCTGATGAAAACAACGACCGAGATGCAGCTCGTACCTATCACGAAGCTGGTTCCCTATGTCAATAACGCCCGGACACACAGCCCGGAGCAGATCAATAAGCTCCGCTCCTCACTGCGTGAGTTTGGCTTCATCAATCCCGTTATTATCGACCGTGACTATGGCGTTATTGCCGGTCACGGTCGTATTCTTGCCGCCAAGGAGGAAGGCATTTCTGAGGTGCCGTGTGTCTTTGCCGACCATCTCACCGAAGCGCAGAAGAAAGCCTATATCATTGCCGACAACCGCATGGCGATGGATGCCGGTTGGGACGAAGAACTTCTGCGTGTGGAGATTGAGTCCCTGCAGGCGGCAGACTTTGACCCGCTCCTCACCGGCTTTGACGAAAAGGAGCTGTCGAAGCTCTTTGATGACGGCAAGGATGTCCAAGAGGATGATTTTGATGTGGACGCCGAGCTGCAAAAGCCGACCTTCACGAAGTCCGGCGACATCTGGACACTGGGACGGCATCGGCTCATCTGCGGCGACAGCACAAAAGAGGAAACCTACGCCGCCCTCATGGACGGTCGCAAGGCAAACCTCGTCATTACCGACCCGCCCTACAATGTGAACTACGAGGGCAGCGCCGGGAAAATCAAAAACGACAACATGGCATCGGAGAAGTTTTTCGACTTCCTCTTCGATGCCTTTTCCAATATGGAGAAGGTCATGGCGGACGATGCGTCCATCTATGTGTTCCATGCCGACACCGAAGGGCTGAACTTCCGAAAGGCGTTTGATGCCGCAGGGTTCTACCTCTCCGGCTGCTGTATCTGGAAGAAGCAGTCCCTGGTGCTGGGGCGCTCTCCCTACCAGTGGCAGCACGAGCCGTGCCTTTACGGTTGGAAGAAAAAAGGCAAGCATCAGTGGTATACGGGGCGCAAGGAGTCCACTATCTGGGAGTTCGACAAGCCCAAGAAGAACGGCGACCATCCCACCATGAAGCCTGTTCCGCTTCTGGCATACCCCATTCAGAACAGCTCTATGGCAAACAGTGTGGTTCTCGACCCCTTCGGCGGCTCCGGTTCTACGCTCATTGCCTGTGAGCAGACCGACCGCATCTGCTGCACCATCGAGCTGGACGAAAAGTTCTGCGATGTCATTGTCCGCAGATACATCGAGCAGGTCGGCACGGATGAGAAGGTGAGCGTTTTGCGTGACAGCAAGGAATACAAGTATAGCGAGGTAGCACCCCATGACGAATGACGCGTACAGCATTGTGTGGTATGCACAGTCCGGCGACGAATAAATCTACATCATTCTCTTCATCTGAGCCTTGCTATTCAGAGCGTTCAGAGCGAATATGTGACTACCAAAAATCAAGGAGGTCACGAAAATGACGATTACAATCCATGCCCAGGGAGCGCAGCGCAAACGGCTGGTTAAGACCATCTCCGACTGGCTCGGTGCCCCCGCAAAGTACTGCGGTGCGCCCACATTCAACTATGAGGTGGATTACTTCACCATTGACCGAAACGGCAGCTTGTCCTTTGATGACAGCACCGACAGCGAGGTCATCGAGCGACTTCTTCAGCACATCTACGATGAGGGCTTTGACATCGACCAGAGCCACACTGATGACATGGAAGAGCCTTGCGCCGTCTGCATTTCCATGCCGAGGAGCCTGTTCACCGACAGCAATCTGGAAAACCTCAAGGCGCTCATCGCTGCTAAGGGCAGCCTTATCAAGAAAGCCCTCGGCGTGAATGACCTGCCACTGGAAATCACGGACACGAAGGTTTCGTTTCACTGGTTTCCAGCAACACCTACGCCGGAGGAGCTGAAAGCCTATGACACCTTCATCTGCAAGCTGTGTGAAATGGCACGGAATCAGAAGCGGGTCAGCGCCGCCGAGAAACCCACAGACAATGAGAAATATGCATTTCGCTGCTTTCTCCTGCGGCTCGGCTTCATCGGCGCGGAATATAAGACTGCTCGAAAAATACTGCTAAAGAACCTCTCCGGCTCTTCGGCTTTCAGAAACGGAAGTGCGCAGCATGAGATTTCCGAGTAAAGAGACGGTCGAGCGTATCCGTAAGGAATACCCGGTCGGCACCCGTGTGGAGCTTGTTCAGATGGATGACCCACAGGCACCGCCTGTCGGCACGAAAGGCACCGTGCGAGGTGTGGATGACATCGGCAGCATCATGGTTGCCTGGGATAACGGCTGCGGTCTGAGCGTGGCTTACGGGGAGGATATTTGCCGTAAACTGCTGTAATATACACAGTTTGCTGGCCACAAGATTGTGTGGTTTATGGCTCATAATTAACTGGATATAGTGTGCTTTCAGAGGTAATATGTGACTACCGAAAGGGAAAACAAACCAAAACGGAGGTCACAAACATGAGCCAGAGAACAGAAAACCAGGTAGCCGAAATGAAGAAGCAGACCATCGGGGTCGAGGTCGAAATGAACAGCATCACCAGAGAGAAGGCCGCAAGGCTGGCAGCCACCTTCTTCGGTACCGGGCGGTACGAGAACACCGCTTGCCGCAACGGCTACTGCACTTGGTCTGCTTGGGATGAGAGCGGACGCGAGTGGAAATTCCAGAAGGACGTCAGCATCGCGGGCCCGGACAGCGAGAAATGCGAGATGGTCACGCCGATCCTCACCTACGTTGACATGGAGACCTTGCAGGAGCTGGTTCGCCGCCTCCGCAAAGCCGGAGCAAAAAGCGATGCCACCAGAGGCTGCGGTGTTCACATCCACATCGGCGCAAAGGGGCACACGCCCCAAACGCTCCGAAACCTCGCAAACATCATGGCAAGCCACGAAGACCTCCTGGCAAGCGCACTGAACCTCGACAGAGGCCGCATCAGCCGCTACTGCCGCACGGTTGACCCCAGATTCCTGGAACGGCTGAACAACAGAAAACCCACCACCATGGCAGCCTTGGCTGATATTTGGTACGGCAGCCAGAACGCCGACTACGGCAGAAGCCAGCACTACAACGACAGCCGCTACCATATGCTGAACCTCCACGCCACCTTCACCAAGGGAACGGTCGAGTTCCGGCTCTTCCAGTTCGATGCTCCGGCAGACGGCAAGCAGAACGGACTCCACGCTGGCCAGCTCAAGAGTTACATTCAGCTGTGCCTCGCCCTGAGCCAGATGGCAAAGACGGTCAGAACCGCAAGCCCCAAGCCCCAGCAGAACGAGAACCCCAAATACGCAATGCGCACTTGGCTCCTTCGCCTCGGCTTTATTGGCGACGAGTTCAAGACCGCAAGAGAGCTCCTCACGAAGCGCCTGGATGGGGATGCAGCCTTCCGCAGCGGCAGAGCAGCCGCTTGAAGGACGCAGCCCAGAGGCCCCCGAACCCGCTGATGGCGGGCTTTCGGTGGTAGAAGGCAACTTCGGAAAGGAGTATTTTTTATGGAAAAACGCTATTACATCGCTTATGGCAGCAACCTCAACGTCCGTCAGATGCGGATGCGCTGCCCGTCGGCACGGATCATCGGCACATCGGTTCTCAAGGATTACGAACTGCTTTTCAAGGGCAGCAAAACAGGCTCTTACCTTACGGTGGAAAAGAAGTCCGGCATCTCAGTTCCTGTTGCTGTATGGGAAGTCACCGCAGAGGATGAAAAAGCCCTGGACCGTTACGAGGGCTTCCCGAACTTCTATTACAAGAAGGAGTTGACCCTACCAATCAAGGGTATCCGCACGGGCAAAATCCGTAAGCGACGGGTATTCGTGTACATCATGCATGAGGACAGGCCCATCGGCATTCCGTCCATTCCTTATATGCAGACCTGCATCCAGGGCTACGACGATTTTGGCTTTGACCGGCTTGTGCTGATAGACGCTTATCTCAAATGTGGGGAGGAACATCATGAGGGAAAATAAAATCATCCGAATATCAGTCTGTCCCAGGTGCGGGCAAGCCTACCGGGAGCATCCAGCTCTTTCAAGGCTCGACAACGAAACACTCATCTGCCCGGATTGTGGCACACGGGAGGCGCTCGATTCCATCGGCGTAAAACCGGAGGAGCAGGAGCAGATCATCGCCTCCATTCACCGCTGCCGCCAGCCGGAATAACGCTGTAATATACACAGTTTTTACTCCGAATGATTGTGTAGTATATTCTCCGAAATGACTGGATATATCCCGGACATGACGGTAATATACACTCACAACAAAACAAACGGAGGTACACGGTTATGTGGAAAGAAAGCAGCATCAAGGTAAACGGCGAGGTTTTTCACTACTGGATGAAGCAGTACGACAAAGCTTCTGAGTGGGGCATCGACGGCGGACGCATTTCCAAGCTAATGTTCAAGCGGGACGGATACATTGTCTGCAACTACGACAGAGGCTGGGACATTGAGCCCACCGATGAGAACACGCAGCTTGCGCTGGAGCTTCTGCTCCACAGCGAGAACTGGTAAAAAACCGAAATTTCAAAGCAACGGCTCCGAAAGGGGCTGCTGCTCGTTGTACGGAAGGTCGCACCGATTTCGGTGGCGGCTATTTTTATTGCTCTGCCGGAGGGGGGTGAGAAATTGCGAAAGCTGAAAAACTACAAGCCGACAAGGTTCATGGAGAAAACCTCCCGCTACGATGTGGACGCAGCGGATTATGCCGTGATGTTCATCGAGAGCCTCTGCCATACCAAGGGCACCTGGGCGAGAAAGCCCTTTGAGCTGATTGACTGGCAGGAGCAGATCATCCGGGACATTTTCGGTGTCCTCAAGCCCAACGGCTATCGGCAGTTCAACACCGCCTACATCGAGATCCCCAAGAAGCAAGGCAAATCGGAACTTGCCGCTGCCGTGGCGCTTCTGCTCACCTGCGGTGACGGAGAGGAACGCGCCGAGGTCTACGGCTGTGCCGCTGACCGTCAGCAAGCATCCATCGTTTTCAATGTGGCGGCTGACATGGTGCGGATGTGTCCTGCGCTCTCCAAGCGGGTCAAGATACTGGATTCCCAGAAGCGGCTCATTTATCAGCCAACGGGTAGTATCTACCAGGTGCTCTCCGCCGATGTCGGCAACAAGCACGGCTTCAATACACACGGTGTGGTATTCGACGAGCTGCACACCCAGCCCAACCGCAAACTCTTTGATGTCATGACCAAAGGCTCCGGCGATGCCCGTATGCAGCCGCTGTATTTTCTCATTACCACGGCCGGCAATGATACGAAGTCCATCTGCTATGAGATCCACCAGAAGGCAAAGGACATCATCGAGGGACGCAAGATCGACCACACCTTCTATCCCGTCATCTACGGTGCGGAGGAATCGGACGATTGGACGGACCCGAAGGTTTGGAAGAAAGCCAATCCCTCCCTCGGCATCACGGTCGGCATCGACAAGGTCAAAGACGCCTGCGAGTCTGCCAAGCAGAACCCCGGCGAGGAGAACTCCTTCCGACAGCTTCGTTTGAATCAATGGGTCAAGCAGGCGGTGCGTTGGATGCCAATGGACAAGTGGGATAAATGCGAGTTTGCCGTCAGCGAGGACGATCTGGAAGGACGTGTCTGCTACGGCGGTTTGGACTTATCCTCCACTACGGATATTACGGCATTCGTCCTGGTGTTCCCACCGGAAGATGAGAATGACAAGTACATCATCCTGCCGTACTTCTGGATACCGGAGGACAACCTGGAACTCCGAGTCCGGCGCGACCATGTGCCATACGATGTGTGGGAGCGGCAGGGCTTTTTGCAGACCACGGAAGGCAATGTCGTTCACTACGGCTACATCGAGAAGTTTATCGAAAGCCTGGGTGAGCGTTTCAATATTCGAGAAATCGCTTTTGACCGTTGGGGCGCTGTGCAGATGGTGCAGAACCTTGAGGGCATGGGCTTCACGGTCGTTCCTTTCGGACAGGGCTTCAAGGATATGTCCCCGCCCACCAAGGAGCTGATGAAACTGGTGCTGGAACAGCGCATTGCCCACGGCGGGCATCCTGTCCTCCGCTGGATGATGGACAACATTTTCATCCGCACCGACCCTGCCGGAAACATCAAGCCGGACAAAGAGAAATCCACAGAGAAAATCGACGGCGCCGTAGCGACCATTATGGCACTTGACAGAGCTATACGCTGTGGAAACGATAATGGTGCTTCGGTTTATGATAACCGAGGCATTTTGTTTATATGAAGGGAGTTTTACTATGGGTATCTTTTCAGGGCTGTTCAAATCCAGGGACAAGCCTCAAAACCGCACAGCTGGCAGCAACTACGCCTTTTTCATGGGCGGCACGACTTCCGGCAAAGCGGTGACGGAACGCTCCGCCATGCAGATGACCGCCGTGTATTCCTGCGTCCGAATTCTATCGGAGGCTGTGGCGGGGCTGCCGCTGCACCTATACAAATACACGGACAGCGGCGGCAAGGCGATGGCACTCGACCATCCGCTCTACTGCTTGCTCCATGATGAGCCGAACCCGGAGATGAGTTCTTTCGTGTTCCGGGAAACGCTTATGACGCACCTGCTCCTGTGGGGCAATGCCTATGCACAGATCATCCGCAACGGCAAGAATGAGATCATTGCACTGTATCCCCTCATGCCGAACAAGATGTCGGTGGACAGAGATGAAAATGGGCATTTGTATTACACCTATTACCGTGGCACGGACGAAGCCATCAAGAACAAGGAGTTCGCTGTGACGCTTCATCCCTCGGATGTACTGCATATTCCCGGCTTGGGCTTTGATGGTCTGGTGGGCTACAGTCCCATCGCTATGGCAAAGAACGCCATCGGCATGGCTATCGCCTGCGAGGAGTACGGCGCAAAATTCTTCGCTAACGGAGCCGCTCCTGGCGGTGTGCTGGAACACCCCGGCACGATCAAAGACCCGCAGCGTGTGCGGGAAAGCTGGCAGTCCACCTTCGGCGGCAGCGGCAACGCCAATAAGATCGCCGTACTGGAAGAAGGCATGAAATACACGCCCATCGGCATCTCGCCGGAGCAGGCACAGTTCCTGGAAACACGCAAATTCCAAATCAATGAAATTGCTCGAATTTTCCGAGTGCCGCCCCACATGGTCGGCGATCTGGAAAAGTCGAGCTTTTCTAATATTGAGCAGCAGTCCCTTGAGTTTGTAAAATACACCCTCGACCCCTGGGTCATCCGTTGGGAGCAGTCCATTCAACGCTCCCTGCTGAACTCCGAGGAAAAGAGGAAGTACTTTACAAAATTCAATGTGGAAGGTCTGCTTCGCGGCGACTATCAGAGCCGCATGAACGGGTACGCCATCGGGCGGCAGAACGGCTGGATGTCCGCCAACGACATCCGAGAGTTGGAAAACCTCGACCGTATCCCGGCAGAGGATGGCGGCGATTTGTACCTCATTAACGGCAATATGCTCCCGCTGAAAAATGCCGGGGCTTTTGCAAATACACCTACCGATGACGGAAAGGAGGAAAAATCCGATGAAGAAATTCTGGAATTGGAAGACCCGAACGGTGACCAATCAGGAGACACAGGAGCAGGTTCAGGAGAGGACGCTGTTTCTGAACGGGACCATCGCCGAGGAAAGCTGGTTTGACGATGACGTCACGCCGCAGCTTTTCAAGGACGAATTGATGGCGGGCTCCGGTGACATCACTGTCTGGATCAACAGCCCCGGCGGTGACTGCGTGGCGGCGGCTCAAATCTACAATATGCTCATGGACTACAAGGGTGATGTGACGGTCAAGATCGACGGCATTGCGGCATCCGCAGCGTCCGTCATCGCTATGGCAGGCACGAAAGTGCTGGTGTCTCCGGTGTCCATGCTCATGATCCACAACCCCATGACGGCGGCATTCGGCAATTCGGAGGAAATGCAGAAAGCCATCGAAATGCTCTCAAGCGTTAAGGATTCCATCATCAACGCCTATGAGATCAAGACGGGGCTTTCCCGTGCCAAGCTCTCGCACCTCATGGATGCCGAAACTTGGATGGACGCAAACAAGGCTGTGGAACTCGGCTTTGCGGACGGGATCATGAGCCGCGCCGATGAGACTGAGGACATAGCCGCACCCACCGTTTCCATGCTGTATTCCAAGGCAAACGTGGTGAACTCCCTCATGGAGAAGATCGCCGCAAAGTGCGCCATTGAACCCAAACCCAACCGTACACAAAAAGCCGATGACCTTATGGATCGGCTCAATCTCATTAAAAACTGGAGGTAATTCAATATGACTATCAACGAACTGCGTGAAAAGCGCAACCAGGCTTGGAACGCTGCAAAGGCATTTGTGGAGACCAAGCGCGACAAGGACGGCCTTCTTTCCGAAGAGGATGCCAAGACCTATGCTCAGATGGAAAAGAAGGTGCAGGACTACGGTGCCGAGATTGAGCGCATGGAAGCCATGTCCGCAATGGAAGCGCAGCTGAACAGACCCACTTCCTCTCCCATCACCGAGAAGCCCATGAACGGCAAGTCCACCGCTAACGAGAAGCCCAAGACCGGTCGTGCTTCCGACGCCTACCGCACCGGAATGCTTACCGCCCTTCGCAGCAACTTCCACCAGGTGAGCGATGTCCTTCGAGAGGGTGTTGACGCTGACGGCGGCTACCTCGTACCCGAGGAGTATGATTCCCGCCTTATTCAGACGCTTTCCGAGGAAAACATCATGCGAAAGCTCGGTCACACCATCACCACATCCGGTGAGCATAAAATCAACATTGCAGCGACTGCGCCTGCCGCTGCGTGGATTGAGGAAGGCGGCGCACTCTCTTTCGGTGACGCAACCTTTGCACAGATCCTTCTGGACGCGCACAAGCTCCATGTCGCTATCAAGGTGACCGAGGAACTGCTCTACGACAATGCGTTCAAGCTGGAGGATTACATTCTCACCGAGTTTGGCAAGGCACTCGCCAATGCCGAGGAGGACGCATTCCTCAACGGCACCGGTGTCGGTCAGCCGCTTGGCCTGTTTGCGGAAACCGGCGGTGGTCATGTGGCAGAAACGCTTACTGCCGCACTCAAGAGCGATGACCTCATCACCCTCATCCATGCGCTGAAGCGTCCCTACCGCAAGTCTGCCTCTTTCATCATGAACGACAAGACTATCGCGCAGATCCGCAAGCTGAAGGACAACAACGGTGCGTATATCTGGCAGCCTTCCTATCAGGCAGGCGAACCGGATCGTATTCTCGGCTACACGGTTCACACCTCTGCGTATGCGCCGGAGAATGCTATTGCGTTCGGCGATTACAGCTACTACAACATCGGCGACCGCGGCACCCGTTCCTTCAAGCAGCTCAATGAGCTGTTCGCGGGCAACGGCATGATCGGTTTCGTTGCCAAGGAGCGTGTGGACGGCAAACTCATTCTCCCCGAAGCCGTTCAGATTCTCAAGCTGAAAACCGAATAAGGAAGGAGGCGGCGGTGATGGACGAGCTTCTTTCCAAAGTGAAAGCCAACCTTATCCTGGAACATACGGCAGATGATGCCTTGCTGAAAAGCTACATCACTGCCGCTGTTTCTTACGCCGAAAGCTACCAGCACATCCCGGAGGGGTTCTATAAGGAGAATCCCATGCCAGCCACTACAGAGCAAGCCGTCATCATGCTGTCGTCCCACTTCTATGAAAGCCGGGACGGCAGCACGGGCGGCTTCTTTGCGGATAATACCGGAGCGGCACAGCAGGTCTGGAACACGGTCAATCTGCTGCTCCGCTTGGATAGGCGGTGGCAGGTATGAGTTTTGGAAAAATGAACGGCTTTGCCGACATCGTAGAAACCCGTCAAATCAAGGACAGCGAGGGCTTCATCCATTCCGAGAATGAAGTCCTCGCTTCCGTCCGTGTCTATCGGGAAGGTCGGCACGGCAGTCAGCGTTGGGCGAACCTCGCCGCATTCAGCGAAGCGACCGACCTGTTCCGCTTTCGGTGTATTCCGGGGCTGACGGTCACTACCGACCAGTTTCTCATTTGCGATGACTGTCGCTACGACATTGTGTCCGTGGAGGATGTAAAGGGGCGTGGGATGTACATCGAGGTTTTAGCGAAAAGGAGTGAACCTACCATTGGCAAAAGCTGAAATGAAAATGCCGGAGGATTTCCTGCTGAAGATCTCCAAACTCGGCAGCAACTTTGACAGCGTTGCGGATACCGTCCTGCAGGCCGGTGGTGAGGTCGTGTTGAAGAGAGTCAAGAGCAATCTTTCCTCCGTTATCGGCAGAGGGACAAAGTTCAAATCCCGCACCACGGGCGAACTGGAAGGCGCACTCGGCCTTTCTCCCTCCAAGCTGAACCGAGACGGCAACCACGACATCAAGGTCGGTTTCGCCGAACCTCGCTCGGACGGCGGCAGCAATGCCAAACTTGCCAACATTCTCGAATACGGCAAGCACGGGCAGCCCGCAAAGCCGTTTCTGAAACCTGCGAAAACGGCATCTCGGCAGGAGTGCATCGATGCCATGACCAAGGCACTGGATGAGGAGGTGGAAAAGCTGTGAGCCTGCTATCCGATTTGCAAACCATCGCAAAAAGTTGTGGGGTTCCCGTTGAAACGGGTGTGTTCTCCGGCAAAGCACCGGACACCTATCTGGTGATTACGCCGCTGTCGGACAGCTATGAGCTTCACGCCGACAACACCCCCGGCTGCGAAACGCAGGAGGCACGGCTGTCCCTCTTCACAAAGGGCAGCTACACCAAACTGAAAAATGACCTTGTCCGTGCCTTGCTGGGTGCGGACTTTTATATTACCGTTCGCCAGTATATCGGCTTTGAGGCCGAAACCGGCTACCATCACTACGCCATTGATGTGGCGCAAATCTACGAACTGGAGGAATGAACCATGGCAACGATCGGTCTTGACAGACTGTATTACGCAAAAATCACCGAGAACGACGCCGGTGAGGAAACCTACGGTACGCCGTCCCAGCTTGCCAAAGCCATCTCCGCTGACCTTTCGGTGGAACTGGCAGAGGCAACTCTATACGCCGACGATGGTGCTTCGGAGATCGTAAAGGAATTCAAATCCGGCACGCTCTCCCTCGGCATTGACGATATCGGCTCTGCGGCGGCATCCGACCTCACTGGTGCAACCATCGACAAAAACAAGGTGCTGATTTCCGCATCCGAGGACGGCGGCGACCCTGTGGCGGTGGGATTCCGTGCCAAGAAGTCCAACGGCAAGTACAAGTATTACTGGCTGTACCGCGTGAAATTCGGTATTCCGGCGACGAACCTTGCCACCAAGGGCGACAGCATTACCTTCTCCACGCCGACCATTGAAGGCACCATTCTGCGCCGCAACAAGGCAGACGCAGGCGGCAAGCACCCGTGGAAAGCGGAGGCACTGGAGGGCGATGTGACCGCTGCGACTATCACGAACTGGTATAAGGAAGTCTATGAGCCGACCTATACCACGACACCCGAAAAACAAGGTTAACGGAGGTAACGCACAATGGATAACGAAAGAACCGCAGTCATCACCATCGGTGATGAGGAATATACGCTGCTCCTCACAACCAAAGCCACCAAGGAGATCGCCGGTCGCTATGGCGGGCTGGAAAACCTCGGCGAGAAGCTGATGAAGTCCGAGAACTTTGAAATGGCCATCGGAGAGATCGTGTGGCTCATCACGCTTCTGGCAAATCAGAGCATCCTCATTCACAACCTCAAGGATAAAGAGCATCCCAAGGAGCTGCTCACGGAGGATGTGGTGGAGCTTCTGACCACGCCCCTCGACCTCGCCGGATACAAAACCGCCATTACGGAGGCGCTCTACAAGGGTACCAAGCGGAATGTGGAAAGCGAGAAAGACGCAAAAAACGCGCAAGTCGGGTAACGGTCTCCGATGCGGAGCTGTTTACCCGGCTTCTTTATTACGGCCTTGCCCACCTGCATCTCAGCCAGGATGAGGTGTGGCTGATGCCGTTTGGTCTGCTTTTGGACTTATGGGAGTGCCACAAACAGTATAACGGGCAGGCTGTTCCTGCTCACGAACACTACATTGACGATATTATCCCGGACGGCATTTAAGGAGGTGACGGTACATGGCAGACAGTTTCGGACTGAAGATCGGTCTTGAGGGCGAAAAAGAATTTAAGAAAGCACTGGCGGACATCAACCAGTCCTTCAAGGTGCTCGGCTCCGAAATGAAGCTCGCCACCTCTCAGTTCGATAAAAACGATAAATCCGTGGAGGCACTCGCCGCACGGAACAAGGTGCTGCGAAAAGAGATCGATGAGCAGACAACAAAAATCGACACTCTTCGCAAGGCTCTGCAGAATGCCGCCACCTCTTTCGGAGAGAACGACCGCCGCACCCAGAACTGGCAGATCCAACTCAACAATGCCGAAGCCGCCCTCAACGATATGAATCGTGAGCTGGACGAGAACGAGAAAGCCATCAAGGAGGGCGGCAAAGCTGCGGAGGAATCCGGCAGTAAGTTTGAAGGCTTCGGCAAGGTTCTCAAAACCGTAGGTGTGGCGCTCGGTGCTGTGGCCGTTGCCGCAGGTGCCGCCGCCGTGAAGCTCGGCAAAGAGGTCATCGCCGCCTATGCAGACTATGAGCAGTTGGTCGGCGGTGTGGATACCTTGTTCAAGGATTCCTCGCAGGAGATCCAGCGGTATGCCGCAAACGCATACAAAACGGCAGGACTCTCTGCCAATGAGTACATGGAAACGGTCACGGGCTTTTCCGCAAGCCTGATCCAGTCTCTCGGCGGTGATACCGAGAAAGCCGCAAAGTATGCGGATATGGCAATCACGGATATGTCCGATAACGCCAACAAGATGGGCACGGATATGTCCTCCATTCAGAATGCCTACCAGGGCTTTGCCAAGCAGAACTATACGATGCTCGATAACCTCAAGCTGGGCTACGGCGGCACAAAGCAGGAAATGGAGCGGCTGCTCGCCGATGCGGAGAAGATATCCGGCGTCAAGTACGACATCTCCTCTTATGCGGATGTGGTGGAAGCCATTCATGTCATGCAGGAGAGCATGGACATTGCAGGAACGACCGCCAAGGAAGCGGAAGCCACTATTTCCGGCTCTGTCAATGCGCTGAAATCCGCCGTGTCGAACCTCATCGTGGGCTTCGGCGATGCGGACGCTGATATGGAACTGCTGTGCAACAACATGGTTGACGCCTTCAAGACCGTGGTGGCGAACATCACCCCGGTTATTGAGAACATCGTGGCGGCCCTGCCCACGGCGCTGGATGCCCTGCTGACGGCTGTGGGTGAACTGCTGCCCACACTGCTGGAAGCAGTCACCGAACTGTTCTCGCAGGTGCTGGAAACGCTGCTTTCTTTGCTTCCGCAGCTTATCCCGGCGGCGGTGTCTGCTCTCATGACCATCGTGAACACGCTGATCGAGAATCTGCCCCTGCTTATCGAGGCGGCGGTTCAGCTGGTGTCTACACTGGTGACAGGCATTGCGGATGCACTGCCCACGCTCATTCCGGCAGCGGTGCAGGCTATCGTTACCATCGTACAAGGTCTGGTGGACAGCCTGCCGATGCTCCTTGACGCAGCCTTACAGCTTATAACAGGGCTGGCGCAAGGGCTTCTGGACGCAATACCCGTGTTGATCGCCGCTCTGCCGGAGATCATCAACGGCATCATTACCTTTCTGCTGGACTCCATCCCGCAGATTATCGAAACAGGCATTCAGCTTCTGACCTCGCTTGTTGCCGCATTGCCGGATATCATTATGGCAATCGTGGAAGCCATTCCGAAAATCATTGATGGCATTATCAACGCGGTGCTAAATGCGATACCGCTCATTATTCAGGCAGGCATCGACCTGCTGATTTCGCTGATACAGGCTTTGCCGCAGATCATCACGACTATCGTGCAGGCGATTCCGCAAATTATCTCCGGCATTGTCAATGCCTTGATTGGAAACATCGATAAAATCATCATGGCGGGCGTGCAGTTGTTCGTTGCGCTGATTGAAAATCTGCCCACCATTATCGTGGAGATCGTCAAGGCCGTGCCGCAGATTATTGCGGGCATCGTGAAAGCCTTCGGCTCTCTGATGTATAAGATCGTAGAAATCGGCGGCAACATCGTCAAGGGACTGTGGAGCGGTATTACCCAGCTTGCCTCGTGGCTGTGGGATAAGGTGTCCGGGTGGATCTCCTCCATCTGGGACGGCATCTGCGATTTCTTCGGTATCCACTCGCCCTCGAAGGAGATGGCATGGGTCGGTGAAATGCTGGTCAAGGGTCTTGCTGGCTCCATTGACGACAACGGCGATGAAGCGGTCAAAGCCGCAGAAGGAATGGCAGAGGACATCAACGGCGTCATGGGCGACCTTGCTCACGATATGCAGACGGCTCTGCCCACCGACTTTGACGTGAACGGCTCGATACGCTCTGCCGTGGACGGTGTGGTCGGAAAGGCGGCGTCTGCTTTCACCATTGCCCTGAACATCACGAACTTCAACAATTACAGCAGCGAGGATATCCGTCAACTCACCAACGAAGTCATGGAAACGGCGAACCAGTTCGCCCAGCGGAAAGGAGTGGTATTCGCATGACCTATTTCACCTACAACGGCCGCAGTTCCGCTGATTTCGGTCTGCATATCGAGAAGAAGGACGTGTTCTCCGCACCGGAGTACGATGCGGAGTTCATCTCCATTCCCGGTCGTAGCGGCGATATCATCAACCCTAACCGCCGCTTTGCCAATATCAAGGTGACCTACACGGTGTTCCTCGCTCGGAAGAATATAGCCGCACTCGCCGCTGTCCTGCGGGACATTAAGGGCTGGCTTTATTCCGAGCCGGACAGATACCACGAAATCACTGACTCCTACGATGCGGAGTATTTCCGCTACGGCGTCATCTCCGGCAGTCTGGACATTGAGGAGCAGCTGAACAAGGTCGGAAGTTTTACGGTTACCTTCAACTGCAAGCCCTACAAATACAGTTTTGCGGGACAGCAGACGGTGTCGGCTGACGCTTCTGTACTGACGATTACAAATCCCACTGCTTTTGAGAGTCGACCGTATATTAAGCTCTATGGCAGCGGTACGGTGGTAATAATGATACAGCCCCAAGGTCGAGGTATGATGATTTCCAATCTGGATGAGTACATCGAGATCGACAGTGAGCTGATGAACTGCTTCAAAGGCACTGCCCTCAAAAACGACACAGTCAAAGGAGCGGAATTTCCAGCCCTCAAGCCGGGTGTTTGCACCATTAACTGCAATGGCGATGTGTCAAGGATTGAGGTCATTCCAAGGTGGTGCTGCCTATGATCCCTGTACTTTACCCCGCAAACGCTACAGATTTCAGTTCATTCGGTCTTGGAGTGCTGACGGACACCATTTCCTGTGAAGTGACCGAGGAGCGGAACGGTGTGTTTGAGTGCTTACTCAAATACCCGGTGAGCGGTCAGCACTATGGGCTAATCACAAAGGAGTGCATCATCAAGGCAAAGCCCAATGACACCGCCGCTGACCAGGCATTCCGCATCTACCGTATCACGAAGCCGCTCAACGGCATCGTCACCATTTATGGGCAGCACATTTCCTATGACCTTGCCAATGTTCCCGTGCTGCCGTTTTCGACGGAGGGCCGCTCTCCACAGCTCATTCTCTCGCAGCTGCTTGCCGGAGATACACGCTTCACGGGTTGGACGGATTACTCGGATGCAAAGGCATTCTCCGTCACCCAACCGAAAAGCGTCCGTGCCTGCCTCGGCGGTACGGAAGGCTCCATGCTCTCCAAATGGTACGGTGAGTTTGAGTGGGACAACTTCACGGTGAAGTTTCACTCCCACCGTGGGCAGAAAACCGGTGTGGTCATTGAATACGGCAAGAACCTCACTGCATTAGAGCAGGACGAGGACAACAGCGGCGTGTACACGGCTTTGCTTCCGTATGCGGTGTACACCCCAGAGGGCGCGGATACCGAAACCGTGGTCACGCTGCCGGAGGTAACGCTCCCCATTGTGACCTCGGAGATCGTCCGGGCGAAAACGCTCATCATGGATTTCTCCGACCAATTTGACGGAGTTGTGACCGAGGATGCCCTCCGAGCGAAAGCCAACAGCTACATCAAGGCCAATCCGCTCGGCACAACTATTCCGACAGTAACGGTCTCTTTCGAACCGCTTTGGAAACAGCCGGAGTATTCGGCACTCCTGGAGCGGGTCAATCTCTGCGATACCGTCACCATCCGGCATTCGCTTCTGGGTGTCAGCGTGTCGGCTATGGTCATTGAAACCGTGTACGACACTCTTGCCGAACGGTATGTGAGCATTTCCCTCGGTCAGAGCAAGTCCAGCATGATCACCACCATCTCCGAGGTTCAGTCCTCGGTTGATAAGGTGGAATCCACGGTGGGGCGCTTTCCAAAGCTGCTCCAAACCGCCATCTCTAAGGCAACCGGTCTTATCACCGGCCAAAGCGGCGGCTATGTGGTCATCCATACCACCGAGGAAAACGGACAGCCCTATGAGCTGCTCATCCTGGACGCTCCCTCTATTGACGATGCCGTGAATGTCTGGCGTTGGAATGTGGGCGGCTTGGGCTTTTCCCATAACGGCTACAACGGACCCTATGAGACCGCCATCACGGCGGACGGTCAGATCGTCGCAGACTTCATAACCTCCGGTTCTCTGGTGGCGAACATCATCAAGGCCGGTGTCATCCAGTCGCAGGACGGCTCGTCATGGTGGGATTTGGAGAGCGGCGAGGTTGTGCTTCGTGCCTACGCCACCAGCAAGGAGGTCACCGAGGTCAGCGACCGCATTACCACCATTGAGGAGCAGAAAATGCTCCGACTGGTCATCATCTCATCCAACGGGAACATCTTCAAGAACGGTAATGTGAAAACGCTGCTTTCCGCTAAGGTGTACTCCTGGGACGAGGACATCACCGATACGCTGGATGCCAACCAGTTTCTCTGGACAAGGGTGTCGGAGGATACGGAAGCGGACAAAGTCTGGAATGAACAGCATTTCGGCGGTGCAAAGTCCGTGGCCATTACCGGTGCGGATGTCAAAATCCGCGCCACTTTTTATTGTGACCTCATCGACACCACAACCAGGCAGAGCCTGTTATAACGGAGGAATTCACTATGGCAACCGCAGAACCCACAACAGAAACCGGCAGAGTGCCCGTTCCTGATACAACAACTTTAAAGGAGGCTTCTCACATGAGCAAAGCACAAGGTCAGTTTACCATCATCGACTACAATGACGCACTGACACTGACGGGGTACATCGGCTCGAACCTCGCCAAGACTCAGATGTATAACCCCGACAACGGCAGTTATACCCCCGACTGGAAAACGAAGAACCTCGTTCTGACACCCAGCCTGTATGTCATCGGCACGACTGCCGACCAGATCGCCACAGCCAATGTCACTTCGGTCAAGTGGTATGTGGGAGACAGCAGCACCGCCATCACCGCAGGCGCGAACTACGCCCTCAGTGGTGCCAAGAGCCACATCCTCACGGTCAAGGCCAATGTCATGGCGGAGCTGCCCGGCATCGACTACCGCTGTGTCATCACCTACAAGGACGAAAGCACCGGTCTGTCGCTGACCCATCCACTGACCATTTCCTTCTCCCGTGTGGTCAACGGTTCCGGCATCGTCGACCTGCTGGTCACCACACCCAACGGAAATGTGTTCAAGAATGAGGAGGTCGCCAGTCTGACCGCCAAGGCCGAGCTGTGGCGTGGCTCTACGGTGGACACCACCAAGGTCAGCTACAAGTGGGCGGTCATGGACGCATCTGTCACTGCTACTTCTTCCACCGGTTATGATGCAGACTTCGGCATCGGTTGGCGCAAGCTCTCGGATACTGCCGACAAATACACCGGCACGGCCACCAATACCCTCACGGTCTACGCCGCAGCGGTGGACAGCTACGCCGTGTTCAAGTGCTGTGCCCAGGACACGGATTCCGCATCGGCTTCTTATAACACGAAGTTTTTCGATGTGGCGACCTTCATCGACAACTCCGACCCGTTGCAGATCATCGTCACCTCCACGGGCGGCGATGTGTTCAAGAACGGCCAGGGCACGACTGTGCTGACCGCCGTCTGCTATCAGGCAGGCTCCGAGGTGGACGCAGCCGGAAACGGCAGTTACACCTGGACGAAGTACAACAAGGACGGTGTAGTCGATACCTCTTGGGGAACCAACGGCAGCAAGACCGGCAAGACCCTGTCGGTGTCCAGCGCCGATGTGGATACCAAGGCAACCTTTATGGTCGTTGTGGCACTTTAAGGAGGTGGTGAGATGATCGCATCGGCACAGTTCACGATTATCAGTCTCTGCGATGTGGTCACCTCGGACACACCGCCGGAGAACCCCTATGAGGGGCAGCTCTGGGTGGATACCTCTGTGACCCCGCCGGAAACAAAGATCTGGGACGGAAATGAATGGATGGTGCAGAACGACATTGAAACGATCCGCACCACCATTTCCATTCTGACCGAGAAGGACGCACAGTTCCAGCAGACCATCGACGGGCTGAACAGCTATGTGGCGACCCTCACCGAAACCGTGGAAACGGTGTCCAACGACCAGGGCGTCCTGGAGGAACGGGTGCTGAACTCCGAAAGCCGTGTTTCGGAATTGGAACACACGGTGGAAGGCTTGTCCGTCACCATGCAGGAGCAGTACATCGGCGGCATCAACTATGTGCAGAATTCTTCCGGGCTGAACGGTATCACGGATGATTGGAGCTACTCCGGTACGGTGAAAACGGATGCCTCCACAGATACGCAGAACAACACCATTTCCGACTCCTGCTTTGTGCTGGGCGCATACTCCTCGTTGTCGCAGTACATCCGAGGGGTGGTTCCCGGCACCTATACGATCTCGGTTCGGGCAAAGAAAACCTCGACCATGTCCGGGTATTTCTATGTGACCTACAACGGGAACAAAACCAAGTACCTGTTCAATAAGTCCACGGCGTTTGACTGGACGGATTACTCCGTAACGCTCACGGATGTGACTGACCCCACGCTGCGCATTTACTGCTACTGTCGGGATGCGTCCATTTATCTCGCCGACATCATGATCTCCGAAGGAGCGATCCCCCGAAAGTGGACGCCTGCACCCAACGAAATCTACACGCAGGAGGTCAAGATCGACAAGCGGGGCATCGAGGTGTCCAACAGCGCATCGTCCCAGCGGACGGTCATCACAAACACGGAGTTCGCCGGTTACTACAACGACGAGGTGATTTTCACCCTGAACAAGGACGAAACGCAAACCAAGAAAACCACGGTGGACGGCGAGCTGACTGTGGGCAAAACGAAGTTTGTCCCGATGCCCACGGCGTCCGAGGGGTTGAATATCGTCATTCTGGATTAAGGAGGGAAAGCTATGGCAACTTGGAAAAGTGCAGCATACGATGGGCGCTATCTTCAACTGGACATTTCAGAAAGCGTAAATGTGGTCGGTAACAGCTCGACACTTTCCTGGACGCTGACCTCTACCGGCGGCGCATCGACTTACTACACCATTGACACGACCACTGTAACGATCAACGGTACGACCGTCTACTCAAAGGAACGTACCTATTGGGATGACCGTGTTTTCCCGGCAAAGAAAGGTTCTGTCAGTGGCACGATTACTGTAGCTCACAACAGCAACGGCAGCAAAACGATTGCGGTCGGATTCTCGACCCGTGTTTATATCTACGGTTCACAGGAATACGGCGGCAGCATGACGCTGACTACCATTGACCGCTCTGCTCCCACAGTTACATTCAGTACATCGAATGTCACGGCAAACGGGTTCAAAATCTCCGCGACATCCTCGGCCACGGCGGACATCTGGCAGTACAGCACAAACGGCGGTTCGAGCTGGACGCAGTTCTCAACAACGGCATCCACCAGCGCCAGCGTAACATTGTCCTCGCTCTCACCGAACACGAGCTATACGGTGAGGGTCAGAGCAAGGCGGCAGTACAACCATGTCTACGGCACTTCCGGCAGTTCCACGGTCAAGACGCTGGGCGGTGCTGTGGTGAATAGTGTCAACACGGTGACGGCGGACAATGCCACGGTTTCCATTACCATCAATGTGACCGTTTACGAAGCCTCCTACACAAATACGCTGGTGCTCAAAAACGGCAGCGCGACCATCCTGACTATTTCCGGGCTTTCCTGGTCGAAGGGCACGGCGAACCGCACGGTTACGCTGACATCGGCGCAGAGGACAACGCTGTTGAACGCTATGGCGTCCATCAAGTCCTTTATAGGTACCTTTGCGGTTTCGTCTTACAGCGGGTCTACGCAGATCGGCAGCACCTCAAGCAAGACCGCCAATGTACTGACCACGGCAACCAATTCCGCTCCGACCATAAGCGGATTCACTTATGCCGACAGCTACACGACCACAAAGAACCTCACGGGCAACGACCAACTGTTCGTGCAGGACTACTCGACCCTCAAGGTCACGCCCGGAACGGCAACTGCAAAAAACGGTGCCAGTATTTCCAACTACACAGCTTCCTGCAACGGGCTGTCATCCTCTAACACTACCGGCTCTGCCTTATCTGTTGGAAAGATCGCCAAGTCTGGCAGCGTAACGATCACGCTCACGGTCACGGACTCCCGCGGCTACACCGCCGAAACTTCACAGACGGTGACGGTCATTCCGTACACCAAGCCGAAGATATCCTCGGTGACGCTCCGACGAACCAACGATATCGAAGCGGAAATGCAGCTCAAATTCAGCGGCTCTATTTCTGCTGTGACCGTAGACGGGACGCAGAAAAACAGCGTGGTTTATGTGCGGTATCGGCACAAGAAAACCAGTGAGAGCAGCTACGGCAGCTACACCAGCATCTATTCCGGCACGACAAAAAGCGGAACCTCTTTCAGCTACTCCAATTTGGAACTGTGCAATCTGGATGCCAACAGTTCCTACGACTTCCATTTGCAGATCCAAGACAAGCTCTATTATTTGAGCAGTCTGGATCTGTATTTTACTGTCCCGCAGGGCACGCCGCTCATTGCGCTTCGGAAAAAGAAGGTCGGCATCAACACGCCGGAGCCACAAGCCATGCTGGATGTTGCCGGGGATATGCGGGTAGATGGCTCACCCCTTGCGGATTTTGTCATTCAGCAAGGGACAAGCGGCATCTGGCATTACCGTAAATGGAAAAGCGGTACAGCGGAATGTTGGGGTCAGTATTCCTTTACGACCGCCATTTCGACGGCATGGGGTGTGCTCTATGAGAGCGGCGCAATTGCGCTCCCTAATTTTCCGTTTACCTTCGCGGAAATTCCTCATGTCCATATCTCCACGGAGAACAGCAATTACGCCATGTTTGTGGAGCGAGGCAGTTCGAGTAGCTGGTCTACAACGACCAACCCCGGAAAGATATTTGCCGTAAGACCAAATACGGTACCATCGGCAACCTACAAAGTATCAATCTATGCTATTGGAAAAGTGTGACGCTCCGGCGTCACTTTTTTCATACCCATTTTTAATTTCAAAGGAGGACAAACAACATGAAAGAATTCTGGATGACCATTCAGGTGGTGTTCGCCGGAATCGGCGGCTGGCTCGGATGGTTCTTGGGAGGATGTGACGGCTTGCTTTACGCACTTCTGGCTTTCGTAGTCATCGACTACATCACCGGCATCATGTGCGCCGTGGTGGACAAGAAGCTGTCCAGCGAAGTCGGCTTCAAGGGCATTTTCAAAAAGGTGCTCATCTTCGCCCTGGTCGGCATCGGGCATATTCTCGACACCCGCGTCATCGGCAGCGGTTCGGTGATGCGTACCGCCGTCATTTTCTTCTACCTATCGAATGAGGGCGTGTCCCTGTTGGAGAACGCCGCATACCTGGGACTGCCCATTCCGCAGAAGCTGAAATCCGTGCTGGAGCAGCTTCATGACCGCAGTGAAAAGGAGGATGAATAATATGGCTTACACAAACAGTTCCCTGGTGTCCTACACCAAACTCAGCCCGAACCACTCCGGGCAGCGTACCCACAGCATTGACCGCATCACGCCTCACTGCGTGGTGGGTCAGTGCTGTGTGGAAACGCTGGGCAACATCTTTTTGCCGACCTCACGGCAGGCAAGCAGCAACTACGGCATCGGTGTCGATGGTCGGGTCGGAATGTATGTGGAAGAGAAAAACCGCTCCTGGTGCTCCTCCTCCGCAGCCAACGACCAGAGAGCCGTCACCATTGAGTGCGCCAGCGACAACACCGAGCCTTATGCGTTCAAGGATGTGGTGTACCAGCGGCTCATCGAGCTTTGCACTGACATCTGCAGGCGCAACGGCAAAACCAAGCTGCTCTGGCTGGGCGATAAGGCCAAGACGCTGAACTACACCCCGAAATCTGACGAGATGGTGCTGACCGTCCACAGATGGTTTGCGAACAAGAGTTGCCCCGGCAACTGGATGTATGCCCGTATGGGCGATCTGGCATCCAAGGTCACTGCGACTCTCGGCGGTGATGTAAAGCCTGCCGACCCAGTCAAGCCCACACCTGTAGGTATCAAGGCCGGCGACCTCGTGACCATCACGGGCAGCACATACTATGGCGGCAAGTCCATTCCCGGCTGGGTGAAGAAGCTCCGCTGGTATGTGGTAGAGGTCAGCGGCGACCGCACAGTCATCAACAAGGACGAGTCCGGCAGGTACGCCATCATGTCGCCAGTCAAAACCTCTGCGCTTGCCGTGGCAGGCACGAAACCCTCCGAGGATTACCGCATCCACACCGTGGTGCATGGTGACACCCTCTGGGCAATCGCCAAGAAGTATCTCGGCAACGGCAGCCGCTATAAGGAAATCGTCAGCCTGAATGGGCTGAAAAGCAATGTCATCTACAGCGGTATGAAGCTCAAAATCCCGAATAAGTAAACCGAACCTCATCACACGCCCTCTGCGGATTTTTTCCGTGGAGGGCGTTATTTTTTTGCCCATTTTACCCTGACAAAAGTGCCTTTTCTCTGGGTATAGCGAGAAACGCTATTTCTCAGGAATGAGGTATCAATATGACAGACACGGAACGCTCACGAATTGTGGAACTCCAACACCAGGGCTACGGGTATAAGAAAATATCCGCTATAACAGGGCTACCGCTAAACACTGTAAAGTCCTTTTGCGCCAGACATCCTGTGCAGATCGAAGAGATACCGGGCTCAAATGCCCTGTGCCGAAACTGCCTGGCTCCGCTTGAGCAGACACCGCACAAACGAAAAAGGATGTTCTGCTCCGATGCTTGCCGAATGGCGTGGTGGAACGCGCACCCTGAAAGAGTGCAGCGAAAAGCGTACTACACACTCACTTGCCGACATTGCGGGAAGCAGTTTGAAAGCTATGGCGACAGCCATCGGGTGTTCTGCTCCCGTGACTGCTATTTGAAATTCCGCAGGAAGGAGGCCGACCATGAGTGATTACGATAAGCGGCTGTTTGCTTACCAGATGGCGATGGCACTCGCCCGGAGTATGCGTTCCAAGGGGCTGATATCAGCCAAAGAGTACGCTAAGATCGATACAATTATAGCCAATAAATACGGTATATCTTCGTGTAGTATATTCCGCTGAAATCGCTGGATATATCGTGTTTTTAGAGGTAATATGTCACACACCAAGGGAGGTGAATCAAATGGAGAGAGTTGTAGAAAGGGTCGATGCCCTAATACCCGCACAGCCGAAAGCTTTGCGTGTTTGCGCTTATGCCCGTGTTTCCACAGGAAAGGATGCCATGCTGCATTCACTGTCCGCACAAGTCAGTTATTACAGTAAAATGATTCAGAGCCACAACGGGTGGATGTACTGCGGCGTTTTCAGCGATGAGGCTGTGACCGGCACAAAAAGAGAACGAGCTGGGTTTCAGCACATGATTGAGGAGTGCCGCCAAGGGAACATCGATCTTGTTATTACGAAGAGCATATCCCGTTTCGCCAGAAATACGGTGACGCTTCTTCAGACTGTCCGAGAGCTGAAAAGCCTGGGCGTAGATGTGTTCTTTGAAGAGCAGCACATCCACACCATGAGCGCGGACGGTGAGCTGATGATGACCATCCTGGCGTCCTACGCACAGGAAGAGAGTTTGTCAGCCAGTGAAAATCAGAAATGGCGTGTCCGAAAAGCCTTTGAAAACGGAGAAATCATCAACCTCCGCTTTTTGTTCGGCTATGACATCACACCGGGCGGCATTCAGGTGAATGAGAAGGACGCTGCCATCGTCCGAGAGATATTTGCACGGTTCAACGGCGGCGAGAGCATGAGTTCCATCTGCCGTGACCTTGATGCCAGAGGACATAAAGGCGTTCTCGGCGGCACATGGTGTGCGGAGCGGATGCGGAATACCTTATCCAATGAAAAGTACCTCGGCAATGCACTCCTGCAAAAGCGATACCGCAACAACCACATTGAAAAGAAACTGTTACCCAATCGAGGAGAGCTTCCGATGTACTATGCCGAGGGAACGCATGAGCCAATCATAGACCATGCAACATTTGATAAGGCACAGGAGCGGCTCAGAATGCTGGCGCAGCAGGCTGCCAACCGCAAGAAACCGACTCGTTCAGTTTTTTCGGGGCTGATTCACTGCGGACTGTGCGGCAATACCTATAAGCGCGTAACTTACCGCAAAAAACACTACTGGAATTGCACTACATTCCAGACAAAAGGAAAATCCGAATGTGCCGCTAAGCGGATTCCAGAAGAAACGCTCGAAGTCCTCACCTGCGAGGTGTTGGGCGCAGTAAGCTTTGACCCCGATATGGTCAGAAGCAAAATAACGGCAATCAGAGCAGAGAAAAACAATGTGGTCGTGTACTGCATGGACGACGGTTCTGAAATCGTTAAACGATGGAAAGACCGCTCCAGAGCAGAAAGCTGGACGCCTGAAATGAAAGAAAAGGCACGACAGCGGGCATTACAGGCAAGGAGGAAAAAGGAATGAACAGAACAGCAGCACGGTCGGTCACAGTCATTCCGCCGACCATCAATCCGCTGACGCACCTTTCCAGGGTGGCTGTACAAAAACGGCGGGTCGCAGGATACGCAAGAGTGTCCACAGACAGCGATGAGCAGTTCACCAGCTACGAGGCGCAGGTGGATTACTACACGCAATACATCAAACGCAATCCCGAATGGGAGTTTATAAAGGTATATACCGACGAGGCTGTAATAATAGGACTAAAAATATAAAGGCTCAAAAAGTGCTGAAAACATGGCGTTTTTGAGCCTTATCACATAGATAAGCGCAAATAGTA